AGTAGTTAAGTTCGAAAAAATGCTTGATGCTTTAGAAGATGACGAAGACGTTCAGGACGTTTACCACAATGCTGAATTCCCTGAAGGATGGGAAGAATAAGCTATATCAACGGTTTGCAGATTTGGAAAGGTGAAAAACGTGATGACATACGTTTTTTTACCGTTCTATGATGGAATATAACACCTTTAAATGTATGTATGAAAATTATTTACATTTGGAGGTGTTTTTTATTATGCAATTAAATGATATTTTAAAAGAATTTATATTTGATTGTGAGGTTAAAAATTTTTCTAAGAGAACATTAAAATCTTATAGAAATAATAATACTTTGTTTCACAATTATTTAAGTCAAGAATTTAAAATTACAAATTTAGAAGAAATTAAAACAATTCATATTAAAAGATATTTTAAATTTTTAATGAAAAAAGGATTAACTCCAACTTATGCAAATGGAGTATTAAAAACTATACGAGCTTTTTTCAGATATTGCTTAAATGAAGAATATATAGAAGAAAATCCATGTCTAAAAGTTGGATGGCAGAAAGAAGGTAAAGTTATAATTAATACTTTTACAGATGAAGAAATAGTTAATATGTTAGGAGTATATAAATTTACTACGTTCTTGCAAGCTAGAAACAAAATGATTATTGCTTTTTTAGTAGATACAGGGGCTAGAAACAATGAAACGTGTATTTTACTAAAAGAAGATATAAAAGATAGAGTTATCTTACTTCGCGGAAAAGGGAATAAACAAAGACAAGTAAGCATTAGTCCTCTTCTAAAGAAATATATGATTAGATATGAGCGTATTAGAGATTACTATTTTAAAGATAAAATAGTGAAAGTAAATAACTATTTTTTAAGTAATACAGGAAAGCCATTAACTATAGAAACAATAGAACGTGTCGTTAAAGAAGCAGGAAGTGTTGTAGGAGTTAGAAAGGATATAAGATGCTCACCTCATACTATAAGGCATTGGCACGCTCAGGAACAGCTTAGAAACGGATTAGACGTATATTCCCTAAGTCGCCTCCTTGGGCATGAGAATATTTCTATAACAAAACGTTATCTACAATCTATCAAAGATGAAGATATTATCGATTTAGCAGTAAAAACTAGTCCTTTAATGAATATAAGAGGGGGAAGACGATAATGTTGAACCTCCAAGAATCAGTATATAGACAAATAGAGGAAATGGTAGATGATGGAGAACCAATAATTTATGAAAATCATGAAGTTAATAAAAGATTAAATATTGAAACTTATGTGGTTATTGTAAAAAGTCATTCTTATATATTTAGAATTTACCAGGGGATGTTACATTCTACAGGGAGAATAAGCTTAAAATTTATGTCTGTAGATATTAATATGTTTAAAGCCATGACATCGAACTTAGATTTAGGGGAGGTGTTATAGGTATGCTACTAAGTGAACAACTAAAAGAAAAACTTAGGAAAGAATTTATGCCCCTAAAGAATCTTAAAATATTTAGCAATGCTAATGCAATAAACTCAAAGATAGCTTTTATTAAGTCATTGGATAAAGGTATTAGAGGAACTTGTTCAATGATCTTAGACTTTTTTGAATGTCGTGTTAATACAGATGGATCTAAGGATAATTATATGATTGTATATGCTTCACAGAGCAATATAGCAGACGAGTTAGGTTTTACTAGAGAATATATATCCCATTGCATCAATCGTATGGCAGAAAGCTCTATATGCCCATTTATAAAGGTGCGACAAGGTTTAAATAAATCTAACTACTATATTATGGAAACTAAAAAGAAACTAGTAAATTTATTAAAACAAATATTCCATGCTCAACAGGAAGAGTTAAAAGCTAAAAATCAAGAAAAACAGCAGCAAAAAAAGAAAGAATATAAAAAGTCTAATTCTAATGAAAAATTCAGTACTTTTAATAATTTTGAACAACGTACTTATGACTTTGAGGATCTTGAGAAGAAACTATTAAGTTGGACAGATTAAATCCATAAAAGCAAAAGAGCCTATCAAAGTTGCAATTTGATAGACCCTATAAGACGTTAATAAATGTACTTAACACTATTAATAGTATAGCATTTTTTAATAAACTTATCAAAAAAATTTTTTAAAATTATGCTTATTAAAGTTAGTCTTTTTTCGCAAGAATGTAAAAGGCTTATTTGTGTTGTCTAATAATAATTCATGTCTTCAAATATAAATACGATAATTATTATTTAATATTATCTTTATATTAAAGATGCTTTTTTATTCTCAAATTTGTAAAAGTAATCTTTAAAATTCCTTAAATTGTCCTTGTTTATTTTCGGATGTAAACTAAGGCTAATACTGCTAAAAATTGTAGTTTACATCCTAAAGTAAATAATTTAATAAATTAGGATGTAATACTATATGCACAGAAATATTAATACTCTATATATCTATATTTATAATATTTATTCTTAATATATTTTTATCACCAGTGTACCCACATAAATTATTTTATATAAGAATTATCATTAGATTACTCACCTATAAACATAAAAAATGAATTTACTTAGATTTATAGTATTAACTATCTATAAATTTGGGTAAAGTGGTGATAATTTTAAAAACAAAGATAACTTGGGTAAAGTAATGATAATTTTAAAATTTCTATTAGTCATCGTAAACGAATGAATCATCAAAATTATATGTTAGCTAAGATCGTTGTAAAATCAATAATCTATTATTTAAAAATATCAATAAATCATATAAAAATATAGCATCGTAAAATAATGAATTACTCGATAATAAATGTGTCACCAAAATAATATTGCCATCGTTATTTAATTCAACTTTTGGTTATAATATCTTGTAAAAACTTAACTGGGTGGTGAAAATATGGCGGTAAAATTTGATTTCCCAAATGGTGTAAATGAATTGGATTTAAAATTATTTAATGATATATTATTAAAATTGAAAATTGAAATTAAAAATGATTCTAATATGGAATTTTATGGGATGACATTTGATACTACATATTTGTTGAAAGATTATAGTAAAGAAGAAATATATAAAAGTATGCATAACATATTTGATATAAGTTTATTAAAATTAAATCATAATAGTGAATACAAAGAAAGAATGATTTTAGATTATAAAAAGAGTGATAATGAAATAATAATTGGTTTTTATAATGTGCTATATCTAAAGAAAAATTTTTATTTGTAAAGTAATTATACGTAAAACTAAAATTATCTAGTATTTAATTATAAGAAAACGTCGGTTGAACTATAAGTTATTGTCGGTAATTTAGTTTTAATAATGATAATACTGTTTTTATAGCAGCGTTTGAAATTGATTTATAAGAAAATTAACGACATTTTCTTATAATAAAGAGTATTTAATAAATTATTTTTGCATTTAGTTACGAGGTCACTTTAATATATCGTAAGTAAATGCAAATTTCATTGATTTTTATGATTTTACCTCGTAAGTAAAAGAAAATTTTTAATTAGGGTTAGATAATTTAAGTATTTTTGCTCTTAATACTACTAAAAATGTAAGAGAATATATTTAAATTCTAATTTACTTACGCTATTACTTTAAAAGCTCGTAAGTAAATTAGAAATTAATGTGCTAAAACAAATTAATTTGGTTTAAAATTAGTTTATTTTGATTAAGGTTACGAGGTATAATATAATTTAAAGTTAAAAACCTCGTAATTAAAGTAGAATTTTAAATTTGATATAGATTAAAAATTAATTTATTTATCTTTAAATTAGTTGCGTTTTTAATCCAATTACATATACTACTATTAGAACTATATACAAATAAATTTAAACAAAACCTTACAAAATATTTACTATTTGTCCAAAAAGATGTAAGCTTATAGAAGCAGATGTTTTGTGGAGGATGGGTAAATGAGTAAATTAGGTATATTTATTGACTATGATAATGTCTATGATATAATAGACAAAAAATATAATAAAAATGAATCGATAGAAATCCATATTAAGTTTTTTGAAAATCTATGGGAAAAGTTTAAAGAATATGATATTGTAAAATTTATAGCATTTATAGATTTTACAAAAATAAATAAAAACAATTTAATTACAGAATTACAAAAGCGAAGTGTTAAATTGGAACATTGTTATAGCAATGGTGCAAAAGAGGAATATAGAAAAAATGCTTCTGACTTAGCCTTATGTATCAGTGTAATAAAAAGTATTTATGAACTAGATATAGATACTTATGTATTAATATCATCTGATTGTGATATGATACCAATTTTAAATGAATTGAAATTTAGAAGTAAAAAGACAATACATATTTTTTCACCAACTTGTGCAAATAGAGATATAAAAGAATATGATAAAGATAAAAAATGGGCTGTTATTAATGATTTTTATTCAATTGAAGAAATTTTAGGGGTAGAAGTATACGAAGATAAAATTTCAAAGATAGAAGATTTACACTTAAAGGAAATTGTAGGTAAGTCATTACTACGTATTTTTGAAAATATCAGTATGCAAAGAACTAAAGAGAATAAATATGGATTTGGATACTTAACGTCTGATATTATGAAATCAAATGAAATGGTAAAAGAGGATGCTCAGAAAATTGCTAAGGCTATTAAAGAAAAAGGGGTTATTGTAGCATTGCCAGAATTAATTGATGGCAAATTTGAAAATTTAAGATTGAATAAAAACCATAAATGGGTTTGTGAGTTTCTTAAGGATAAAATAGAAGTGGAAGAGAATAAAGATATTTTTATAGAAAAATAAAATAAACTATTTACAATAAGCACAATATAATATATAATTAAATCATCAATCAAATGTTATCAAAGTCAATTATCAAATTGTAATTTCAAATTTAATTTTCAAAAAATAATTATCAAAATTAAGATCTTCTTTATATAGAAGATCTTTTTATCATTTTAAAGAATTTTGGTAAAAATAATGATATATAAAAAGGCAGCAGGATCATTAGTCCTCTGTCTTTTCTTTTTTTGTCCATTCAATTTTATATCCGATTATTTCAGCTATTTGTTTGCACTCTATATATTTAATAGTTCCTCTAGTTAATTTATTAGATAAATTTTGAGTGGTTGTATCAGTGCCATATTTTTCATTCATAGCTTTTACTATATCAGTTAAAGTCCAACCTGATAGAGCTATGAAACTTTTAATTTCATTTTTTATATCAACCAAATAATCACCTCCTAAATTAATTATACTATAGAGTTTCATTATATTCAAATATAAATAAAAATATTTAGTATAATTTAAAATGCATATTGACATTTTAAACTATAGAGTGTATTATTAAATTATAGAGTTGATAATCCGAGGGAGGTAAAAAGCATGAATGATAATTATATGAAAGCATTAAATGTTGCAGAAGAAGCTTTAAACAGAATCAATATAATATATGAAAAATCTAAAATTGCAAGTTTTGAAGATATTAAAGGCTGCAAGGCTACAGAAAAGGTAATAGAAGATCTAGAGGACTTTATAAAAACTATGGAGCATTATTCAAAGAAAACTAAAGAAGGATATTTAGAATTAAATTCAAATGGACGTTATGAATTGAAAGGAATAGAACTTACGTGTGGCTATCCAGTAGAGTTATGGAATGATAAATCTCATAGTTGGAATGATGGGAGAATAGGACATTCAGAGGAATATGGTGGTTACTATTTCTATAACTATGATGAAGAACATGCTATGTTAAGTGATGGTATTAAGGCAAGAGTGAGAATATAGTAAGATTTGTGTAGAAGATGTTTAATTAAAATCAGAATTTTAATTAGTTTTCAAAACACGACAAAAAGGCTATAAAATAGAGCAAACAAAAGTATTTACCTATCATAACCATAAAAATCAAAATATTTACTGCATTACACAATTTGGACATACTACAAAAACGTGATAATATAGTATGTGAAACAAAAATATTAAACCTTTTAAAAATTAATCTTTGATCTTTGAAAATTAAATAGTAAACCTTCATTTATGAACCAAACATAAATGATGATAAAAGACACACGAAGTGAATTTATATTTACTATGGGCTAATTATAACTCTAAAAAAACTATTTGTCAAGTGCCAAAATATCAAATTTTATACAAACATGAAAGGGGAAATGTGCCAATGGAAAATCAAAATAAAATCAAGTTAAACAATCAACAAATAGAAGAATTAACTTTAGAAATAATTCAACTAAAGAATCAAACTGCTAAAAACATAATGGAAATAGGCAAGAGATTATTGTTGATTAAGAGGTCACTAAAACATGGTGACTTCCTTCAATACCTTGAACAAAAAGTTGATTATACATCAAGGACAGCACAAAGATTTATAAAAGTTTATGAGGAATTTGGAAATACGACAACGTTGTCTGATTTAGAACCTAGTAAATTAATATCACTAACTAAAGTTCCTAAAAAAGATAGAGAAAAATTCATTCAAGATAATAATATTAAAAATATGAGTTGTAGACAAATAGAACAAGCTATTAGAGATATGCGGGGTGCAACACATACTAAAATGGTGAGTGTTAAATCTAGCACTCAGATATCAAAACAAAAGAACCCTATGGACACAGTTCCACAAGCTGAAGAAAGCAATTCTACAGATAATATTTGGGAAGATACTATAAAGTTATATGATGAAATAATCCTAAGAACTGGCAATTTTTATACAGATGCTAATAGTAATTTAAAACTGACTGATATAGAAAGCTTATTAATTAGCAAATATTTAAATAAAGAAATTACGCATAATCAGCTTAAACAGATTATAGAGCAAAATAAATTAAATATTCCTTTTATACAAGATGAAGAAAAATTTAATGTGCTTTTAAATGATCTAGAAATGAGCAACTCATATGAACAATATGATAGCGAGGGTAACATATATTATTCCGTTTTAGAAACGGATTATTTAAATTTTGAGGATGTATGGAACTATGCATGGGAAAAAGATGAAGAAGAAAGAAAAGGATACATAAAAGATGATAATTACAGATTTACCAAAGATAATATAAAAATTGCAAAAGGCTATATAGACACAGATGATTATATATGTATTTTTAGAGATGATGAATTATTTGCTTACTATAAAATGAAGTCAGATTATAAAAATTTTATTATTAATTTATTTAAATTTTATAACATTGATAAGAAATATTTAAGCTTAGTGGATCTATTTATTAAGCAGCAGAAAAAAGATGAATACATAGAGCAACAGAAATATTTTAAAAAAGCTGAAAGTAATGCTAAATTAACATATAAAAAAGATGATGAATGTTATATGTTAACAACTTATGCGGTAGATAGAGATTGTATAGAGGTTTATAAAGATTATAGAAGAATTACAATAGTTCCATTTGAGGTCGGTATGTGCTTAGAAAATCCAGAATTCTATTACACCATAATGATAGGGGATTGGATAGATGATATAAGAGATAAAGTAAAATTTGAACTAAAATATCTAATAGAATTTAGAAAAAAATTAATGGCTAAATCTAAGAAAGTTAAAAAAGAAGCAGATGAAGCAAAACGTAGACAAGAGGAAGAGTGGAGAAAAGCATATCAAGATTTTAATTTTGATAATTTTAGAACTAAGAAAAATGCTGCTATAGATATGTTTACAGAAGATGAACAAAAATTTTTAAAGGATATGTTACAAGATAAAACCTTATGGAAGAAATTTTATGTTAAAACAGCAATTAAAGTTCATCCAGACCGAGTTGCTAAAGATGGTGAAATAGCAGTTAAGAAAGCTGAAAATCAAATGAAGTTACTAAATGCTATAAATGATAAAATTCAGAAGTGCTGCTAATAAATATATAAATGAAAGAAGGAATTAAATGAATTTAGAAAATTTAAAAGAAGGACAAACAGTAAAAACTTATAAAGAGTTATGTAATTTACTTGATGAAAAAGTTAAATCGGGTAAATCAAAGCAATTACAAATCAAGGAATGGGACAGATATTTTAAACAGCATAAAGAAGGCAATCAATTTACTATAGATGAAATTTATGCTGAACCATTGCCTAAAATTGATAATAGAACAGGTGGTCATAATTCTAAATACATAGAAGAAATTCAAGATATACTTACATATTATCTTTACGAAGAAAATAAAAAAAATGACAAAGTTGTCCTGAGTCTTAGTAAGCTTATAAATATTTTAGGAATGGTAAATAATACATATTCAGTAGCAAATTATAAAAAGCCAGAACTGGCTCAATTATTACATATAAATTTAGTTTCAATTCATTATTTTTTCAATACCAGTAGGACAGAATTTAAAAATATTATTCAAAGAGCGTTAAAAAATTTAGAAAATAAAAGTGTTCTTACAGCAAATAAAACTTTTATAGTAGGTAAGATAAATAAACGTAAGAAAACCATACTTACTAAAAGACAAGTAACCAGAGAAGAACATAAACTAATTTTGGATACCGAAAATTATGTACTAAAAGATATGGGATTAACAAAGAAAGATTTATTTTTAAAAGGTAGAAAAGTGTATAACAAATTTATGGAATTAGTTAACGCAGAACTCCCCAAGGAATGGGACTTTTATTATTCGGCATGGGACTTAATAATTGGAAATAATGCTATAAAAAATGAATATACAAGAGTTCTAGCAAAAAAGAAACAATTAAATGATAAATCTATTAAAAGATTAGAACATATATTTAAAACTAAATTAGATAAAAATTCAATAGAACAACAATTAATAAATCAACTTATATCATTTAAAGGATATGATTGTCAGATAGATGAAGCACTAACAGAATTATATAAACAGAATAAAGATGAATATTATAAATCTTTAAATGATGAAGGTAAAAAAATAGTTGCTGCAAGTCATAAAATAGAACAAATACAAAATGATTATGAGAATAAGGATAATTGTGAATTAAGAGATTACATGAAATATAAAAATAAAATAACCAATAGAGATAAGTATGACTTGCCAGATGATTATTGGAATTCATTATTCCAAGAAATAGATATAATGGGTTAAATAAAAAATGGCACTTTTAAAACATATATTAAATAACCTTTTTAATTACGTTCTAAAAGTGACAATTATTAGAAGATATTAAATTACATTATATTTAATTGTTTTTTATTACATATATACATATAAAAATATTTTAATTAACTATACATATATCCAATAAATAATAAAAGAAAAAATAATAATACTACTAAAAATGATTTGGGTTGCGACCAAGCAATCCCATATCATTTTTATGAGGAACTTGCAAAAGTTCCGAAATTAGCATGACATTAAGTTTAATTAATAATAGTGGATTTATTGTCAAAGACCTTTTTCAATTAATTAAACTTTGTTCCGTTCCCTTTAGGTCACTCACAAAGTTTAATTAATTGAGAATTGGATTTTTTAGTTATTAGATTAAGTTGTTAAAGAGATTTATTACGCCTTAACAAATTGCAAAAGAGAATTTTTACGCCTTTGTAGATGATAACTTGTCCACGAAGCTTATTCCTATATTTATCTTATATTACATGAATTATATTCATTCCTTATTGTATTTTTCAAATTGCATAACCAAGCCATTTAGACTATACAAATTGGGGGTGTTATAGTCCCCAAATTAATCTACAAATTAATCTACAGATATTAAGACGATTTATAAGCAATTAAAATAGTTTGTGTAAGAGTGGGAAAATCCACTTTTGCAAATATAAAATTTAAAAAACAGGGGGAAATAATAAATGATGAATAAACAAGTAAAAATGTATTGTGTTAAATTAAATTTGGTAAGAACTAAAGAAGAAAAAAGTTTGGGGAATGCTAGAAATGATATTAAACAAAGAAAATATAAATTTAGAGCTGGTTTGTCTAAATTTGTTAAGAAAAAATTAGATACAGAAAATTGGACAGAAGAATGTAGTAAATTATTTAAAGAAAAAATAAATAATAATGGTAGATATAATCAAATAGAAAAAGAGTTGAAAATAATCCAAAAAAAAATATCTAATTTATATATATATAACAAAGATTTAGATAGAAGTGTTAGGAATAAAGACATAAAAACAAAAGATATAATTGCTATAGGAGATAATAATTTAGTTAGAACACTGGGACTTAATTTAGGAATATTTACAGATAAGATCATTACTATTAAAGTTGGAAATATGGACGATTCAGTAGTCAATAAAGTAATTAAAGATGGGTTGACAATAGATAATGTAGATGGAACAAAACAACACTATATATTCTTTACAGCAGGTGCAGGACAGACTAGAAGCGAAAAATTTATGATGATATTAGATAACGACAGTATTAAAGATGTATTGTTAACATTAATGTGTGGATTAACTATAGAAGAAATTAATAAACAAGGTGGCATGAATATATCTAAATTCTTGGCTTATCTAAGCTTAAATAATAGTGGATCAACCGTATGGGAAGGATTCGATATTAATAAATGTATAGTTGTAGAAGATTTTGAAACTATGGTATCTGCTACAGTGGATTATATAGATAGACAAATTAATTCGGTTAAATATGAGGTAGAACATACTAAAAAAGATGGAACTAAAGGAAAATATATAAGAACTAAACAAGTAGCAGAATGGAATATAAATAAAGGTGTAAATAATATGAATGTTCCAGTACCACATTTTGATGGATTAGGATTGATTCTTGATAAAAAATATAAGAAAAACATACAAGCGAGATTACCTTGGGTAAAAGGACTTTTGACATATTTTAATGTGGTTTCTTATTGTAAGGATAAAGGTTATAGTACAAAAGTTAAAGATATATATGGTAAGGAATGGGATATTATAAAGGATAATATACAAATAATCTTTACTAAGAGTCAATTTAAGCTTTATAAGTTCTATAAAGATTGGGATTCATATAAGGATAATTTTAATAGATATAATTGTACAGCTAATATTTGTTTACAGGATAGTAATAAAAGATCTGATTATAAAGATATGAATATAAATTACCAGATGCTTCAGCAGTTAATCAATATGTCGGATAAACAAATTAATATGTTAACAAAAGATTTCAAGGAACTTATTAAAAAAGTACATAGTGATAAAAATTCACAATTAGAATTTTTAGGTGCAACACTAGATAATAAATGTAGAAGTTATTTTCAAGAATCTTTGAGACTTTATCCAGAGATGTTAACATCTAATTATGTTAAGAAGCAAATATCTGAAACAATTACAGCAGAAAAGAAAAAAGCTTGTTCAGGTAAAATTAAGATTAAGGACAGTAAGAGAGTGTTTATATTAAGTGATCCAACTGCTTTTGTAGATTGGTTATTCGGCAATATAGATGTTCCTACAGGTTATTTACAGGACGGTGAGGTATATTGTAACTTATATGAAAATGAAGCTAAATTAGATGTATTAAGAAGTCCAAGCTTAAGCTTTGAACACTGTATTAGAACTAATATAAGAGCCACTAAAGGTAAGAATAAGTGGTTTGTAACAAATGGAATATATACCAGTACAAAAGATGTTATCTCAAAAATTTTAGCTTTTGATTGTGACGGAGACGAAGCTTTAGTTCTTAGTACAAAATGGATTATTAAGTTGGCTGAAGATATGATTAAAAAATATGATATTAAACCTATTTATTTTGAAATGAGTAAAGCTGGAGCTAAAGAAATCAACAATAATAATATAGCTAAAAGCTTATTATATGTATACCATAAGTCTAACATTGGTAAGATTAGTAATAAATTAACTTGTATTTGGAACGGAAATAATCCAATGGATAATTACCCAATAATGCAAAAATTATGTGCATACAATAATGATGTTATAGATAGTGCAAAAACATTGAGTTTACCTTTATTACCTTCAGAAATTAAAGAAGTATTAAAAAAAGAAAAATATCCTTACTTTTTTCAATATGCTAAAGATAAAAAAGAATATAAATGTAAAACAATAAGTAATTCTGTAATGGATAGAATATGCAAGAGTATAGAAACTATGGAAAATATAAAATTTAATTATAGTAAAGGATTTGGTACATTTAGAATTAAAACATTAATGTACAATAAAGATAATATAGAGGTTAATAAAGATATAATAGCTAAATATTTAGAGTTAGAAAAAATTACATTAAATAATATAGATGAATATGCTAGAGAGTTTGAAAATGAAGACGAAGAAGGTATGAAAAAAACTAATTTTAAAGAAATATTCTATGGAGAAGCTAGAGGGAAATTCCTGGACTATAGTAAAAAAATAGGTGTAAATTATGTTGATTGTATTGATATGATAATAAGATACACATATAAGACCAACGATTTAAAGATGGCTTTTTTATGGAATGTATTTGGAGCAGTTATTATTAATAACATAAATAGAAATATTAAAAAGCCTTTAGATTCTGGTTATATTATGTGTCAAGAATGTGGTAAAAGAGTTAAGAAAGAAGCTAACAACCAGATTAGATGCATGAGTTGTTCTTCAAAACAAAGCCATCATAAAATTGGGGATTCTAAAAAAGTGTCTAAAATGGCTTAAACACTAGCTTTAGAGGGATTATGGTGAAAAAATAATTCACCTAAAATCTCTCTAAATGGCGTGGTTATGGGACTTGTAAGGGTTTTTAAGATTCTTAAAATGGAAAGAGAGTGAGGACTCGTAATAAACCAGTAAGGCGTGATGAACTTACACTAGAGTTGGGTAGTTGAATTAAAAGACTACCCTTTTTAAATGTGTAAGTCAATTTATTGTTTTTTTGCTTAAAAAAGTGTATACATCATAAGTATATCACTATAAAAAATGTATTGCAAGTGTTTTTGAAAATAAATTTTATAGGAGGAGTTACAATGTTAAAGTTTTTTGAAAAGAAGAAGAAGGTTGAACCAAAACCACAGGAAAAATGGAGTTGTAAACCAAGTCCTCATGACGATCAAGACTTATTTTGGGATGAATATGGGGTTTACAAAAAAGTGTATGTAAATAGATTTAATAAAAATAAGGGGGAATAAGATAATGACTAATTGCGAAAAAATGGGGAATTTAAATGAATACATAATACGAAATTTAAATATGGAAATAATGGACACAGAGATGAACGCTATTATTCCTGTAAAAGACGAGATTGAAGCATGGGAGAAAGCAAAACAAGATCCAGAAGTAATTAAAAATTTACATAAGTTTGAAGATTATAATTGCATCTATTGTCTTGATTCAGAAGGAGGACTTTTCACACAGGGATATGCAATTATAACAAAGGATATGGAGTATGTTGGATTTGTAGAAACTGTTTAATTATTTTTGCGAACAAAATAGAACACTTACTCAATTTAATTATACCATGATAGAAAGTAAAGTCAACAAAAAAATAAAAATAAATTAATGGGGGTAACATTTTAATGAGTAGAAAACAAAAATATGAAGGAATTAACAGAAAAAAACAAATAGTTTATGCAGTTTGGGTAAATAAAGGAGATCTATCTTATGTATATGTTGGTTCAGGATATTACGAGAGACTAATTGGAAATGGTAGTAAATTAAGAAGAAATAAACATGACAATAAAGAATTGCAAGCAGCATATAATAAAGCTGGAGAATACAAAATTGAAATTATATATCATGATTTAGACAGCCGAGCGATTGCTAGGGATATAGAAGATGAATATAAAGAATATTATGCAAAACTAGATGGCGTAATAGTATGTAATCATAATCAACCTTATGTCGAACCACCATATAAAAGAAAACTATGTGAAGATGATGTATTAATAATAAGAGATTTAATTAAACAAGGCAAGAGCAACAAAGAAATTTGTGAAATCTATAATATATCTTCTTCTATGGTTAGTAGGATTAAGACAGGTAAAAGGTGGGAAATGTACATATAAAAGACAAAAATAAGGTTGTATCCTTTGGCGAGAATACAACAGGTTCTAAAACTGTATTTGGCGATACAGTAAATTTATAATACTATTTATATTATATACATATTCAATAGAAATATTCAAGGTGGTACATTTATTTGACCACCTTTTTTAAAATTATCGGAAGGAGTAATAATAATGGGAGAAGAACCTAGAAGGATATATAGCTTCAACAAGGCTTGTTATATAATAAATTCTGTACCAGATGCAAAATATAAAATGGAATTTGATGCAGAAAGTAATAATACATATTTTGTGTTTGAGGATTCAGAGAGAATTGCCAGAGCTATTAGAAATTTTGGAAAAGATGATTTAATAATATTTAATGCACATAGATTTTTTGATTTATTTGGAGAGTTGAAGAAAAGATCTATTGAATTAAAAGATAAATATCTTTGCAAGTTAAACAAGTTGAATAAAAATATATAGGATATTTTTGAAATTATAGGAGGATTTATATTTTATAAGGAGAATATTTTACATATAAGGGGGACATTGTTTTATGGAAATAATTTTAGATAATATAGAAGAAAAATTTAAAAAAAATATTACTACATTTATTTTAAGCATGGTTAAAATTGTATTTCAAAGTGAAGATATATATGGTTTAAGAAGAATACATTTCCATGAAAATATGATTGAAATGGTTAAAAGATATTACTTGAAGAAATATGGACAACAATACATTCCTTCAGAATATGGTGATTTAAGGGGAAAGGTAATATCAGTAAATGGTTTATCAGATGTATATATAGATAATAGATTATTTTTAAGACCAGTTGTTGATGAAAAATGTATTGATGAATTATTTGAAAAGAAGTTAATTGATGAAAAAGGAAAGAATTTACTAAAAGAACTATTTCATAATCAATTAAAAACGCTCCATCATGAATTAATTCATGCTCAAGATTACAATAATTATTATAAAATATATAAAGATTTTAATAACTATAAATATCCAATTGATGTTAGTATTTTTCAACAAAGTTTCAATTTATGGAGTGAGTACTCTGCTGTAAAAAAAACAAGTTTGAAATTTTATCATGAGAGTGATTTGAAAGACTTTGATACATTTTATGAACTAATTTCTGATAAATATATTTTACAATTAGATAAAATTAGAAAATATGTTGATAAGAAACAGTGGAAAGACATATTCATAAGTTCAATTCTATATATAAGTGAATTATGTAGATTTTTCAGTTATGTTTTGGGTATTATGGATGCAATGGAGATAATAAATAAGAAGAATAATATTGAAGGATTAGAGCTTTTTAAAGAAAATTTTATTCAAATACTAAAAGCTAATTGTATGGGTGAGGAATTATTAAAGATATGGAAAATTCTTAAAGATGTTGATACTGTTATAATGGAAAAGGAAGTTGTAAATATAGGAAAATATCTAGAACTTATTTATAGGAATAATTTAAAAATTAAGTGGTTGAGAGAAGATAATAGTAAAAATCCGTATTGGGTTGGATTGAATTAAATTATGTTTTATGGAAAATTGAGGAATAGAGATATTCCATAAGTTATTTGTTTTTGTTAAACTCTTTTTGTAGAAATATTTTTATGAGAGGAGTGAAATTATGTTTTACGTAATTGATAAATTTATAAGTCCACTTATTACATTAGGTATTAATGTAATAAATAAAAGGATTGGTAAAATTTACTTTGAGGTTGATCAGTGGTCATGTAAAATGGGAAGATATGATGAGAATGGAGATTATAAGACTGTAACTAATGTAAAAGATGCTGAGAATGGGGGAATTGTTAATTTTCAAGTGAATATTTACAATAGCCATGAATATTCTATATCTTTAAAAAAAATTAGAATTAGTTTTGTAAAAGAATCTCATATGTATGATTATAAATTGAATTCATTAGACATATTAAATTTAGAACCTAAAAAAATGATAGATTTAAAATTAGAATGTAATCTAACAAAAGAAGATTTAATGAAAATTAATGGATATAAAGCTGTATACTTTAAATTTAAAGATCATAAGAATAAAGAAATTAAAAAAATAATAAAAACTTTTTAAAAACCAAGAAAAAATTAGCTTATTTATTATTAGAAAATTTTATTGAATAGAAAATAATGGAGTGGTATAATCATATGGAAATAACGACCAGATGTTTGGAGGTTATTAACCTTATGAAAAAAATTAATGAAAAATATTATCAGATGGAAATTGAAGATTATCCGCAATCTAGTTCAAATATAGAAAATATTGATTTATTTTGTGGGTGTGGTGGAATTAACGAGATAGTTAAAACAATTATAAGGAAAAATATTAAAAGCTTGCAGCAGGAAGTGAATCAATCGCTATTAAATGAGATTCTAAGTGATACTGATACTAAGAGATCAACTAAAAAGATTATAAGAAGAGAGTATAATAGTAATTTAAAGAATGCAATAATAGAGGCATTGAAAAAGAAAGATTTTGAGAAAGTAATATATACAAAAGTAAATGATAGTTTCAAAAATGTTGGAGTATCAAGAATACGTCCAGTATTATTTTGTGGTTCTCATCCTAATGGAAATCATTTGCTTAAAATTTTTTCTGAATTTTTCCCAGAAAGAACATTATGGGATGTCATTCAAGATTCTATAAGAAAATTAATTATAAAAGAAGTTGTAAGTTTTATAGAAGATGAAGATTTTTATAAAGAAGCTTTACAGTATGGAAATTTGCAAAGAGAAAAAGTTAAAAGTTTTAGAATTAATTTATTTAAATATGTAAGGAATATTGCATCAATAATATTCTGGGGAATAGTAACTAATGCTTTGTATGATTTATTAAAGCAAGTGGTAACGAAAGTAAGAACAGAGAAATCTGTTCTTTTATACTACAATTAATTTCACAATACCTCATAAAATGGTATAATATTACTATAAGTTTATGAGGGGATGATTAGACTGTGAAATCAATAATTAGTGCTGGAAATCAAGAGTTTTTTAGATATTGTATAAAAGATTTAAAAAGAATTTGTAGAATTGAATGTTAAGTAGTTGAGCTTAATTCCAGGCGGTTACTATTTATGAAAAATCAACATTAAAAGCTATATGTTGTGTAAAAAGGAATTGAATAACACTATATATTGTGGTACAATGCTCTTATAAGAAAGTTATGGGAGATGATGTGTTATTGGAAAATAACAAACATAAAAAAATATTGATGTATAATGAAGAAAAAAATTTAATTTTAGCTAGTAGCATATGTGATAATAATGAAAATTTAAGATCAATATTAAGTTTATTTAAGAAAAGTATCAGTAAAAAAGGACTTGATAGGATAGCAAATATTGACATTCATACATATAAGCTTTTAAATACAAGAGATGCAGTAATAGAAATGAAAGATAATTCTTCACAAGAATGGTTCCCAAAAGAGCATATTGGAAAGAAAAACATTCCCTGTCAATTATGCGGAAGTAAAAAATCAGAAGATAAATTTGTTATACGAAATGTAATAAATAATAATGAATTACAAGTTGGTACAAGTTGTATACATAAATTTGAAAAGATGAATAATTTACTTTATGGAATTCCAGCAAGTCAAGTTTCAAAATTATCAAAGCAAAATCCTAAGAAGTTAGAAAGAATAGTTGAATTTAATGAAAAATATCCAGGGGGCAAATCAATATTTTCTGATTGGAAAAATAAATATAATAAATTTGAAATTATTTTTCCTAAAAGCTACGATGATGAATTCAATAATTTATTAAAAAGAGGCAGAAAAGTTTATAATTTGTATATTGATTATAAAATAAATGATGATGAAGTGCAGGAATTTAAATCGTGTTTGGATAATTTTGATTATTTATATAGTAAATGCGAAAAGTTTTATAAAGATAGTAAAAACAATAAATATATTTGTACTAAAAAAATTGTTAATTTATTAAAAGATAATAAATTGAAAGGAACAATATCGTATATACAAGAAAAAGGAATAATTACAAAAGATATAGCAAAATATGTTTATCATATTGAATTTGTACAAAGGTTTAAGAATGAGATAAAAGATGTAGTAAAAAAACATAATCTTAAATTGGAAGATTTAAATGATCAATTTATAAGTTTCACTTATGAATATGAAAAATTTGCTCCTATTTTATTAGAGAATTCTTTAAAAGATTTTACATATAAATTTTCAGATATATTCTATGGAATAAATAGTTTTAACCCAAATTATATCTTTAAGGAATTAAATATAAAGAATCAGTATAGTAATGCATATAACTTTTTAGCGATATTAGATGATATATTAAAGGAAACAGGATATTACTTTTATATTAATGAAGAGTTATATGGAAAACAGCAAATAGAATTAAACAGAAAAGGATTTAATAGTTTTTCTGTTTTAGATTTGAAATATATATTAAATAACTTTAATAAAGTTTTATATTTAAATAGAACTAAGAGTACAACTATATTATTAAGTTATGTTAAAAGTATACATAAGTGGATTGATAAGTCTGATAAAGAAAAATATGATATTGGTAATATAGCTGAAGTATGGACAAAATAGATAAATGGGATTTGAGCCACCTTATGGTGACTCTTTTATTATGTTTGAATATTAGTATATATTTTAAAGATAGAGTAAAATTTTTGTAGACAAACATAGGTTTAATTAATGCTTATTTTTTAAAAATGTTGATATTGATTAGTTTTATAACATAGTCTTTTGTAAAAAATTATGTTGTCCACTTTTACTGAACACAAATATATGCTAATAAAGTATTGAAGTTTGATGGGAATAATGATAATGCTAAAAAGTTAATAGAAGAAGTTCAAAAGATAATATCTACTATTTAATTTAGTAGATATTTTTATTTTTGAATAATGTTAAGTGTAAAGTAAAAATACTTGACAATAATATAGATTTGGAGGTGATAAAATGCTAAATGAAGTTAAGTTGAATTGCATTGAATATTTAGTAAGTGGCATGGAGAAAACAGAGATTTCAAAATTAATTGGCAAGAGTAGACAGGCGATATATGAATGGATTAATAAAGATGAAGAATTTAAAAAAGAACTTGCCAAAAGGTTACAGGAACGTAAAACCTCAGCCACCAGAAAAATCAATTCAAAATTACCACAAGCAATTGATAAAGTATGGTATCTAATTGAGAATGCTCAATCTGAAAAGGTAAAATCTGATTTATTAAAGTATTGGATTGATAGAGAAATGGGAACACCTACAAGCAAAGTACAAGATGTTACAGGACAAGAAGATAAGAATGATAAGGCAATATCTGCTGACGATTTGAAGAATGAATTTGCTAGATTTAAGAAAGGTAATTCTGATAACAAAGAAGATAATGATGATAACCTTAAATTCAAGGTTGTATAAATAGTATATAGTAATAGTATATACTAACACTACAGAAGTATATTAGTATATTTATTATAGTTTCAATTGAGGAATCAAGCCAATTGATTTTTGCAATTAAGATACTAGTGAATACTGTTTCTTAGTATTAGCACAAACAGTAAATTAAACATGCTTTAAAATCAAAATTTTATTCTAAGGAATATATTACATAAGTAGAAGCAGCATTATTACATATGCAATTTATGTATCAAAAAGTATACTTAATGATACATAATAAGTGTCACCAATTATCAAGTGTTACCATAGTATCAAAACATATCAAAATAATTTTTGAAACGTATCAAAAAGGTATTGACTATATGATACGGTATGATATAATTAAAGTATCAAAAGTAGTGAGGGGAGTTTTGATACTATGAGTAAAGTATATGGTTATGCAAGGGTAAGTAGTAAAGATCAAAATTTAGATAGACAGATAAAAGAGTTGAAAGAATTTAATAAAGATATAATATTATTTACAGATAAAGAAAGTGGTAAGGATTTTAACCGTAAAGAGTATGAAATACTAAAAAGAATTGTAGATGCAGATGATGTAATTGTTGTAAAAGAAATGGATAGATTAGGCAGAAATAAAGAAATGGTAAAGGAAGAACTAGAATATTATAAAAATAAAGGTGTTAGAGTAATCATATTGGATATACCCACAACAAAGATGGATTTATCTAATATGGAAGAAGGAATTGCTAAAGAAATGCTTAAAATGATAAATAATATATTAATAGAAGTATTATCTACAATGGCAGAACAGGAAAGAAAGAAAATTAAATCTAGGCAACATGAAGGAATTAAAGTAGCACATGACAAGGGTGTTAAATTTGGTAGACCTGCAATAGATATAGATGGTAATTTTATAGTGGTATACAATAAGTGGAAAGCAGGGCAAATTAAAGCTGTTGAAGCAATGGAACTATGCAACATGACTAAAGCAACATTTTATCGTAAAGTAAAAGAATATGAGAATAGATAGAATAATTATATATGAATATTATTAAAGGACATGAGATAGGATAGAATCATCTTATGCCTTTTTTATTTTGTAGTAAAGTGGTTAAATAAGAATCTTAGTAAAGATTATAATTTATCTATCGTTTGCCTAAATACTACATATATGAAATGGAATAGTAGTCAAGGGATTTTGTGTAAGCAAAATGGCTTTAGCCTTTACCCTTTACTATTATGTAATGGAATATATAATACTACAGGCAAATGGTAGTGTTGTATTATGAGCGGTTCATTATATTTGTATCAAAGGAAACTCTATTTGTATCATAAGAAACTTTAGTAAAATCAAAGGAAACTTTATCTTTTTAGTATGATAGTAGCGGTACTGTTATGTTAAGGTCGTAACACCAGAAGTAACGACTTCATTATATTAGACAATTAAAGAAGCTTTATTTGTATCAAAAGAAACTTTATAAATAGTAATGATAGAAGCATTAACTAAGTTAGGTAATGCTTTTATATTTAGGTTACAGTAGCGGGACTATTGTATCATAGGAAACTAATCTATTAAGTATTATGTCATATGTATTCATTTGTATTAGGCTGAAAGACAAGTGATTATATATGTATACTAATAACAAACTAATCAATTCATATAAACATTACATTAGATGTGTTGATGTATTAATAGATATAAACTAGATTGATATATTGATAGAAGATCAGTAATCATTAAAGAATTTAAATAAAAAAAGAAAACAATTATATTTTAATATTAGAGTAGCGGAACAATAGTTGATATTATATTTAATTACAGCAGGAGCGGGACTTAATACCAATAAAAAAAGACTATCAATTATTTAATAGTCGTAAAAACAAATAGAAATTCCTTGAACTTGATTATATAAGTTCTGTTATGGCAGGAATAGTATATTAGGATTAAAGAATTTATTTATATTCAAAGAGAAATAGCAAAATAAATATGGAAATAATACAATCCTATCCATATATAAAAAAATAGAAAAGGTAGCGGGACAGAATATGTCCAATAATGCAGCAATGACGAGAAGTATTAAAACTTTATGGGTATACTTCTTTTTGTTTTTTTTCAAAGCCGACCCCCAGTTACTTCAATAATTATTCATAATATTTTTGTAGTTTCGGATTAAGTAAACTTCTCATAGGAAATTACATAAATACCTACCAGTCAAATTTGAGTATCAGATATGACTACCTTCATATATGAGGAACTTCAAGAGTGGTCATTATAGCCACACTTTATTAACACTCGTCACTATGACGTTACTTCAAGGTATCACATAAATGCGATTGCCTAATTTTCAAAAAAAATCATACTGGACTTTTTGTACATAACTCACACGACCTATATTACAAGTAGGATTTGTTCCTACTACCATTAAAATAATAAATAAAAAATATTTTATAAAAAATTTTATAACTTTCAAAATTGAATATAAGGATGGTGATTGATTTGGAATATGATGGTATAGAATTTTTTAATGAAAATAAAGATATTGAAAATGACCAATTCAATCGGTATCTTTTACATAAATATATCAAAAAATTATATATGGATAATGGAGCAAATGAAAATGAAGCAGAACAAGCTACAGAGGAACTAATAATAAAATTTAAAGATAACCTATTTGGTGTTAATGGATTAGCAAGTATGATAGGAGAACTTAGTATACCGTTTTTCTGTTCATATTTTCTTCAAGATACATTTGTCCCTAAACCCGATAATGTAGCAAGAGAACTAGCACCAGTTCATTATATGATATGGGACACATTAGAAAATATGATAAATAAAGATTTATATGATAAGCTTGAATTAATTATGCCAAGAGGAACAGCAAAGTCAACTGTAGTAAATTTTGCTCTATCAGTTTACTTACATTGCTATAGAAAGAGTATATATACATTGGTTTGTGGTAAAACAGATCAAGACAGTACAGAATTTATAGTTCAAACTAGACAAGCATTTGAAGAAAATCCTTACATAATCAAGGCTTTTGGTAAATTAATAGATAGTAAAAATTATACAGTTAATAAAAATGAATTAGAATTAGCAAACCGTACTAAAATACAAGCAATCAGTAGTACCACCAGTATGAGGGGTAAGAAGTATAATGGCAATAGACCTTCATGTATTATAGCAGATGATTACCAATCTAAGGCTGATTGTGTTACAGAAGAAGCAAGACAAAAAAAATATGACACATGGACACAGGATAGTGAATTTGCAGGTGATAAAGCAGTATATAGGCATGGTAAGAAGATTAGGTCAGGCACAAAATTCATTGTGCTTGGGACAATCGTTCATACATCATGTTTTATGAGTAGATTATTAAAAAATAAAGAATATAAACATATATTAAGAAGAGCGTGTGATTTTGATGTAGATGAATATTTTCATAGTGGACTATGGGAAGATTTTAGAAAGCTTTATTTTAATAATAAATTACAAGATTCTGTAAGTGAAGCTAAAGAGTTTTACTACCAACATGAAAAAGAAATGCAATATAAAACTATATGGCAGGACAAATACTCTTGCCTTGAAGAAGCTATCTCCTACTATAACAATCCCACAGCATGGAAACAAGAAATGATGAATGATGCTTCAAAAATTGGAACAAAATGGTTTGCAAGTATCAAGACATTACCTTATAAATCAAATGAATGTAAGGACGATATTATTAGTCATAATGTTGTTAAAATGATGCTATGCGTTGACCCTGCTTCAACAGATACTAAACGTTCAGATAGTTTTGCATTCTTAGTAGGTTCTGTAAGTGATAATGGATTTAAGTATATTCATAAAGGAGAACTTATTAAATTTGATGCTAGAACTCAATTTGACGAATACTTAGGACATATAATAGAGTTATTAAAAATATATAAGCAAATAACTCATGTATTCATAGAAAAAAATACTTTCAATGGTAGTGATGCTAACCAACTTGAAAAATTAATAGAACAAGATGCTGAATTATCGGGCAGAGATATAGCCATTATTAATGAAAGTCAAAGGAAGAATAAAGACGATAAAATAGCAAGTTGTGTTTCAGCCGTAAATAACGGAGCAATTATCTTTAATGAAGATGATACTGATTTTATAGATGAAGTAAAGTCATTTTGTGGTCAGAATTTTTCACTTCATGATGATGCACCCGATTGTGTATCAGAATTTTACAATCGAATTGATAATATAGAAATTATTCAACCTTTAAGATTTTTACATTTACCAAAAGGATTAAAATTTTAGAATAGGAGGTAGAATATGGCAGATAATATTCAAGAAACAAACAATATTCCAATAATAGATACATTAGATATAAATTTAAGAAAAATTGTTATAGACTGTACATCACGTTATGATTCAGAACATTTATTGAATGAAAGTAAATATAATTACTATCATGACCACCATGATATACTTGATAATTATAAAACTAATGACCGTAGAAGTAATCAAATATGCCAATGCAATTTCATAGGTAGATTTATTGATGAAGAAATATCATATATATGCGGAAAACCAGTTAGTTTTGTTCCTAAAAATGGGGACTCTAGCGTAATAATGGATATAGATTATTATATGTCACATTGGAGTAAAAAGCATAATCAAACTGTATGCAGAGATTTATCAATATTTGGTAAAGTATATGAATTATACTACATATCAGCAGACCTCGATTTTTGCTCTAAGGTGCTTAACCCTTTAAATTCATTTGGTTATATAGATGAAAATAACAATGTAGTATTATTCCTTTATTTTTATCGAAAAGCCTTTGATAGTCATATATATGTTGATATATATACAGATAAAGAAATAATAACTGTATATAAAGGCACTTTACAGGTGGTAAGTAGAAGAATAAATATATTTAATCGTGTACCAGTTTCTTTTGCAACTATAGATAGAACTGTATTTGATATGATAAAGACTTTAAATGATAGTTATAATATTACATTGTCAAATGCAGTAAATGAAAATAGTGATTTTAGATCAGCTTACTTAAAAATTACAGGTGCAAGTATAAAAGAAGAAGATATACAATTCTTTGATAAAAAAGGAATAATCAATGTTCCTAAAGATTGTGATATAGATTTTCTTATTAAGCAATTAAATGATAATTATTTAAGAACTACACTCAAAGAAACAAAGGATAATATTTATGAGTGTACTGGTCATATAGATACTTCTGAAAAGTTATCAAGCAATACAAGTTCATTAGCTTTAAGAGGACGTTTATTGACCTTAGAGCAACGTTGTCAACTCATAGCAGATTCTATGACAGATGTTGTTAAATTAAGATTAAAATTCTTATTTTTATATCTAAAGAATTATTTATCAGAATATAAAAATAAAGATTCTAAAACATATAACTGGAAGAATATTGATGTAAACTTTACACCTAATATTCCAACGGATTTAAGTATGTTAGCTGATGTAATTAGTAAATTAGGTGGAGTAGAATTAAGTCAAGAAACTAAATTAAGCTTATTACCTTTCATTGAAAATCCTAAACTTGAATTAAAGAAAATAAAGAATGAACAGGACAATAATATGCTTGATTTGGACGAGTATAACCCATATGATACAGAGGAAACAGACGAAAGTAAGGTTAATATACCCGATAATGGAAGTCCTGCAAATGTACCTAACCCAATGAATACGATAGGTGTATAAAGGTAGGTGCATAACATGGAAAATGTTAAGGATAAAAATAAAAGTAAAGACGAGAAGAAGCTACAAAAAGAAATATTAGCTTTATTCTTGTCTATTTTAGCATACAGTAAAAAAATAAATCCCTTACTTTTGGGATTTAAGCAAAATAGAGATTTAGTTAAAAATAAAATAAATCAGTTATATTTGCTTTATTCTAAAGATGGTAAATTAAATATGACCAATAATGAGATAAATAAAAACCTACAACAATTAAAACCAATATTTAAGCAAGTGACACAAAATTTGACCCTTATTGAAGATAATCAATTAAAAGAATTACTTACTAAAGTGTATAAGGAGAGTTATTATAAAACTTCTTATATATTGGCTACAGGATTAGCTTTCTCTTTAAAAAGAATTACTGATAAACAAGTTAATAAGGTAATTAATGAAAAAATAGATAGAAAAAGTGCTTTTACAAGAAATAAAATTAATAAGACTAAATTTGTAAATAAATTAATTAAAGATATAAAATACAACTTACAAAAGGACACATCTATGGAAAAAATGTTTTCTATTATAGATAAGGACTTTAACACAGGAGTATTTTATTCACATAGATTAATTGAAAACCAACTTACTATTAATTTTGAAAAAGCACAACTTGAAGCTTATGAACACGCAGGAGTTAAAGAAGTAGAATATTGTGCAGTCTTAGATGCTAGAACTACCAAATTATGCGAGAGCCTTGATGGTAATATTTATCCAATAGATGAAGCACCTATTCCAGTAGCCGACACTCATATTAATTGTAGATCAACACTGATTCCCTATGGAACAGAATGGAAGAAACAAAATTCCCTAACGTGGGAAGAATATCAAACTGAAAATCAGATTTAATTATGAAGTAGTACAGAATTTTGTATTACTTCATTTTATTATGTGTCTTTTTAGGATTTACAGACATTATAAAGAATAAATTACTAAAAAATATTTGAACTTTATAGGGACTAATTAAGGTAGTGACTATAAAGGGCAGGAGGTTATATTAATTATGGCAATAGAAAATTTTAAGGAAATAGAAGATTATTTTACTACAAATAAAGATTCAGAAGATGTTAAAAATTTTAGAAGTTCAATATTGAATGTAGATAATGTTAAATCATTTTTAGAAAACAATGAGGATGGTAAAAAATATATAAATTCTTATGCTGATACTAGAGTAAGCAAAGGAATTGAAACTTTTAAACAAAATAACTTACAAAAATTAATAAATGATGAAATAGCAAAACGTAACCCTTCAACAGACCCAAAAGACAAGGCTTTAGCAGACTTACAAAAAGAAATGGAAAGAATGAAAGCTGAAAGTGCTAGAAAAGACCTCACAAATAAAGCATTAAAGGTAGCACAAGAAAAGAAAATACCTAGTGATTTAATAAACTTTTTTGTTGGACAAGATGAAGAAAGTACTAAAAATAATTTATCAGTTTTAGAAAAAGCTTTAGAAACTTATAGTCAAAAGGCTAAAGAGGAAATATTAAAGAGTGGTTCATATACACCACCAAAGAGCAACAATATCACAACACAGGAACAGGCAGAAAATGAAATATATAAATATTTTGGATTAGGTAAATAATAGTCTTTTTGTCATTGCAGACTTAAAAAAACAAGAAGTATTAAAGAGAATAAATTAAAAAATAAATTATAAAGGATGGTAATAATAATATGGCAAATAATATTGAATATGCAAGTATTTTTCAAAAGGTTTTAGATACTCAACTCATAGCAGGTGCTACAAGTGGATGGATGGAAGGAAATGCAGGTCAAGTTATTTACAATGGCGGAGCAGAAGTGAAGATTCCTTCAATCACTACTGATGGTTTAGGAAACTATGATAGAAATGCAGGATTCCCACAAGGTTCAGTTAATCTTACATATCAAACTATGTCTCTTAGCCAAGATAGGGCAAAAACCTTCACATTGGATGCTATGTCAGTTGATGAAAGTAACTTTCTTGCAACAGCAAGTAATGTAATGTCAGAATTCCAGAAAGTTTCTGTAATTCCTGAAATTGATGCTTATAGATACTCTAAGATGGCAACATTAGCAATAGGAGCAGGACAAGCAGTAGGCGGTTATACACCAGTTGCTACAGACATACTTTCTAAATTAAAAGCTGATATAGCCAAAGTAAAAGATACTATAGGAGATTTACCTTTAGTTATAACTATGAGTTCTCTTACTAAAAATATCCTTGAAAATTCTTCTGAAATAAGTAAGCAGTTAGTAGTTAATGACTTTACAAGTGGAGCATATTCTACTAAAGTTGTTATGATAGATGATTGTCCAATTATAGCAGTACCAAGTGCAAGATTAAAGACAGCATACATTTTCAATGATGGTAAAAGCACAAATCAAACTCAGGGCGGTTTTACAGCAGATTCTTCAGCTAAGAACATAAACTGGTTAATATCATTACAGCAAAGTCCAATTGCTGTGTCAAAGACAGATAAAATGAGAATATTTGACCCCGACACAAACCAAACAGCAGATGCTTACAAATTAGACTACAGAAAATACCACGACTTATGGATTCCAAAGAATAAATTACAAGGTGTATTTGTTAATATCAAAGAAGCTTTAGCCTAGAATTGATGGGGTGGATAGTATCCACCTCTTACTATTAATAAACGAAAGGTAGGAAGATAATATATGAAGTTACAATGTATGAATGTAATTAGAATAGTTAATGATGAAGATAAAAATATAATAAATAAATTAAAAGATAAAGGATTTAATGAGATTGATGAAGATGGAAAAGTAGTAGATGCTAAAGAGGATGAAATAGAACGAGAAGTTGAAAAACGTGTTGAAGAAATAAAGAAAGAACTTGAAAAAGAAATGGCTGATAAAGCAAAATCAGAAGATAGTAAATCAAAAAATAAGGATAAATAGAAGAGTATAGGTATTTTTTATCTATACTCTTATTTTTTTATTGAGGGGTGAGTATATGACAGGAACAGGAACAAGTACAGACCCTTTTATTGTGGCTACTGCAAATGATTTATGTAATGTAGGAAATAATCTTAGTGCTTATTATAAGCAGACAGCAGATATTGATATGACAGGAGTAACATTTACAGGTATCGGAAGTGATAGTACACCATTTACAGGTACATTTGATGGAAATAATCATATAATTAGTAATTTGAGTATTGCTGCATCCACTGATTATACTGGCTTATTTAATGAAGTTAATGCAGGAACATTAAAAAATATTAAATTATATAAAGAAACAATAAATAGTACAAAAGGTTATGTTGGAGGTTTAGCAGGAAAAACAACTAATAATACTAATGTAACTAATTGTGGTGTTAGTGATGTAACAATTATAGGTGCTAATTATGTGGGAGGATTATTTGGTACTTGTGGAGGTTCTGCAATTAAATGTTTTGCGGTTGGATTAAAATTAAAAAGTATAAGTATTATGCTTGGTGGTTTTGCAGGTGGAATGACTGAAAATGTAGCAACTGTATATAATATATCTCAATGTTTTATTGAAGGTACACTTGATGGTACTGGACAAACTTTTGTTGGTGGTTTTGGTGCTATGATAGGTGGTAATTATCTTATAAGTGATTGCTTTGTTCAATGTAATATCAAAGGAAGTACTTATACAGGAGGTTTTGCAGGATTCTTTGGTGGTGCTAGTTATCAAACTGTTTTACATAAATGTTATACTGCAAGTCCTATTACAACAACATCCGCAGATGTAGGAGGATTTTTTGGAACAATGGGTTCTTCTACAGAAATAGCAGATTGTTTTTGGGATAAAAATGTTTCAATTGTTACAACTGATAAAAGTGTTATAACTGGTTCAAATTTTGGTAAATCAACAGAAGAAACTACAGCACAAATGCAAACTCAATCTACATTTACAAATTATGATTTTAGTAATATATGGGCGATTAATAGTGGCGAATATCCACATTTACAATATTATCAAGAAATTAATCCTAATCCAACACCACCAACAACTCCAACTTATAAACAAAATTATCATAATTTATCAAGTCCAATGTTCGGAGCATTTTCACCTTTATTTTAACGATAAGGAGGTATGTATATAGATGATAGAACAATTAAATAATGCAGTAAAATTTATGGCTTTTTTTACTGCTAGTAAGGTTGGAAAAACAGGTATAACCGTTACTATAGATGTATTTAATCCAAGTGGAACAAAAATTGTTACAGATGGAAGTACCGTAGAATTAGGAGATGGAATTTATACTTATACTCTAGCAAATACGAATACCAGTTCGGAAGGGGAATATGTTGCGATATTTAAGACAGCAGACACAACCGTTGATATGCAACAGATACCTTCATTGTGGATTATTGGTAGAGCAGGTATTGAACATTTAGACAGCAATATAAGTGACAAGGCTACTCAAACAAGTGTAAGTGCTATTCCTACAACTCCATTATTAAGTACCGATAGCAGATTAAATAACCTTGATAGCAAAGTTAGCTTAATTCCTACAAGTCCAGTATTATCAACAGACACACGTTTGGATAATTTGGACAGCAAAGTTTCATTAATTCCTAAAAATCCATTACTGACTAATGACAGTCGTTTGGATAATTTAGATGCTAAAATATCAACTATTTCTGGTGGTGGAAGTCCTTTACAATCAAATGATACTAGATTAGATAAATTAGCAAACTTAGATGTTTTAGTTAGTACAAGAGCAAGTCAAACTTCTATTAGTTCAATTCCAACTAATCCACTTTTGACAAATGATACTAGATTAGATAATTTAGATGCGAAAATCAGTTCGATTAGTGGTGGAGGTAGTCCACTTCAATCTACAGATAGTCGTTTGGATAAATTGGCTAATCTTGATGTTTTAGTTTCAAGCAGAGCAACAGGAACTAATCAATTACTTTCTACTGATACACGTTTAGATAATTTGGATGCTAAGATAAGCACTAGATCAAGTCAAGAGAGTGTTGCAGCAATACCTACTAATCCTTTATTAACCAATGACACTAGATTAAATAATTTGGATAGTAAAGTTAGTAGTGCATTACAAACAGGAGATAGTAGACTTGATAAGTTGAATAATTTAGATACTACAGTTTCAAGTAGAGCAACGCAAACAAGTGTTGATAGTATAACTGGAAGTGGTAAAACTAAATGGACTTATATTCTTACACTTGCAGATGGTGTTACTCCAATTCCAAGTGCTAATATATGGATTACTACAGATATAGAGGGTAATAATATCATAAGTAGTACAGTAACGGATAGTTACGGACAAGCTAATTTTGCAGTAGATAAAGGCACTGTATATGTTTGGTGTGCTAAAACAGGTTATAAATTCAATAATCCAGATACGGAGGTGATAGCATAATGGCAGGAACAGGAACAGGAGAAGTAATTCAAAGTGATTTACTTTTAGCTGATGTAAAAACTTTATTAAAAATAAAACCTACTGATACAAGTAAGGATGATATTATTAATCTTTATTTGCGTAGAGGAAATACATTAATTGTAAGATATTTAAACAATAGTACAATTACAGATGCTACAGCATATCCAGAAGCATTAATTGAATATGCGTTAGTTTGTATGCGTAGAAACGGAAATGAGGGTATAAAACAGGCTACACAGGGTAATAAAAGTGTTACATGGGAAGGTGGATTACCAGACAGTGTAAAAGAATTATTGCCATTGCCTTATATTAAATTGATGTAGTATAAGGCATTAATATCCTCATAATAATAAATAATTGGAGGTAATAAAATGTTTTATGATACAGAAATAGAAGTATATGATAACCCTACATATACAATTTATAATTATAGTTTTTATGGAGATTTTCAAGAATACGATAAGGTTTTAAAAATAGAAGAATTTGTTTTTAATATAGATCATAGAGTATTTTGTGATTATACAACTTTAATTACAGATAAATCTTATTTTAAAATCAATGGTGAGATTTATAAATGTATCAAACCAAAAATATTTGATAATTATATGGAAATTATGCTTTATAAATGTCAAGGGGGTGGTAATTAGTGTATGGTAATGTAAAAGGAAATTTAGTTGATAATATAGATAATAATATTGACTTTCTCCTTTATGAAATAGGTATTAATATAAAAGTCAATCATGTTAATAAAAGAGCAATTATAATAGATGATACAAAAAAACCTAACGATTATGATACTAAGATTATTGTCACTAATTTTCTTTTAAATCAAGGTGATTTAATCCATTATGACAATATAGATTGGTTAATAGTTGGAGAAGTGGATACAAGCAAAAACACTTATCGAGCAAAAATGAATAAATGTAATTTTACTATAAAGTTTCCTTATGGTACAACTTATCCATTTAATTATGAAGTCCCAGTATTAGTAACTAGAGGAACTTTCAATGTAGTAACTAATACTTATGTTAATTATCCAGATGGTGAAGTATATGTTACTTGTAAAACTGATGATTATATAAATCCTATCGGTGTTGATGATATAATCGGTTTAAATACCACATTTATAAAATGGGGATATTCTTTTAAAGTTAGTGGTTTTGATAAAACTAAAAAAGGATTAATTACTTTTCATGCTACAGGAACAGGTGGTTTTGCAAATAAGCAAGAAGCAATTACTGAAAGTATGTTTTCTACAGAACCTAATTATACCATAAGCGTAGATAATGATATAAATACCTTAGATATAGGGAACACTTATAAACCACAGATGAATATAACTTATAATGGAACAATTGTTACTGATAAAGTTCCAATTTATTATACAGCAGTAACGGATGATACTATTAGTGTTGCTGCTGATGGAACAGTTACAGGATTAAAAATAGGAAATGCAATATTAGAAGTTTTTAGTCAAGGAGTATATAAAACTATTGAATTTACTGTAAAAGATGTTGATTATTCAATGACAATTGCAAATGAAACTGAAAGTATTGGTATAAATTTTGATTATACCTTGAATATAGATTGTTACAAGGATAGTGTTAAAGATACTGTACCAATAGTTACTTATGTATCAAGTGACCCTACAATTGCTACAGTAGATAATACAGGTAAAATAAGAGGTATTAAACGTGGTAGTGTTAAAATTACTGCTAAATATCATAATCATTCTAAAAGTACATACATTAATATAATTCCTATTAATTCTATAATTATTACTAATAAATTAAATCAATTAAAGGTCGGTCAAACTTATACACCTACATTTAATTGCACTTCTAATAATGTTGTTGACACTAATCCAACAGTTACTTATACAAGTAGTGATCCTAGCATTTTAAGTATAGAAAATGGAGTAATTACAGCATTAAAAGCAGGAACAGCAACCGTTGTAATAGCTTACAAAGATAAAATTGATAGTGTAACTATTTTATGCAGTAATATAACTTATGCTATATCTATTGCAAATAAACCTTCAACTTCAATAAATAATGGTAGTACATATCAATTGAATTTAAATTGTACAGAAGATGGAGCAATAGAGAGTAATCCTATAGTAACTTACACTTCAAATAATACAAGTGTTGCTACTATAAATTCTACAGGTTTAATTAGTTGTGTTGGTATTGGTTCAGCCAATATTACAGTAAATTATCATGGTGTTTCTGATAATGTAGATATTAATGTTGTTTCAGCACATAATTATGTATTATCAGTAAGTCCTACATCTATTAGTGTAGAAAATAGCAATACAGCCACTATTACAGCAAGTGTAGAAGATAAGGGAACTGTAATAAGTGATGCTTTATTTGTTTATAGTTCAGATAATATAAGTGTTGCTACTATAGACAGCACAGGAAAAGTTACAGGTGTGAGTGCTGGAAGTGCAAATATTACAGTTAGTTTTATTGGACTAGATAATAATACATATTCTAAGACTATACCAGTTACAGTTACAGCACCATTGACTAAGACTATTACAGTAGCAGATGCAACAGGTTTATTAGTTACTAGCATTAAAGTAAATAAAACTCAAAATTATATCATTACCGAAACAGATAGTAATGGTACTGTAATAAATGATACATTTACAGTTACAGTAGTACCAAGTAATAATACTTGTGATAGTAGTTATTACACGTTAACTATTATTGATAATAATAATTTTAGTATCAATAATTTAAAAGGTGCTGGAAGTCAATATATAATAGTAACGGTAACAAGTGCAACTAATCCTAGTGTAAGTAAAGAATTTAAGGTTAGATTAGCAGGTAGATGGTAAATGTTTAATATTAAATTAGCTATTTAGCAGCTGACGAATCAATATTTAAAAATGATTCACATAAATTAAGTAATTGGTGATAAAAAATGACTAGAAATAGTCTTTTTTTATTGTCTATTTTTAAAAAATAAAAAACAACAATTGAGAATTATTAGTCCCCAATTGTTGCTAAAAAAGCAGTTTAGTGACAAAGCTGATAATTACACGCAAAAATACTTCCTCCAAGAGTAGTAGAAAATACCTTTTTTTATAAAATGTGTAATAAAAGATTGTCCAACAATATGCTCGTTTTACAATTATAATACCATATAAGTAATAATTTGTAAACATTAATTAGTTTTAGGAGGTAAAAAGATGAATAATGAAACAATGGAGATTAAAATAAATGAACATGATAAAAAAATAGATGAACATGAAGATAAAATAAATTCACTTGAAAAATCAGACACAAAGCAAGATAGTAAAATAGATAATTTATGCGAAAAAATAGATGGATTAATAATCATGAACAATAAATGGCTTTATTTTGCGATTACTTCAATGATAGCTTTATTAGCAAAAATATTATTCTTTTAGAGGAGGGTGGATTTAATTTGTTAAAAGGCATAGATATAAATTCTGAAAATAATATTTTAGATTGGCAACAGGTATTGAATGATGGGATACAAGTCCTTATAAATAAAGCAACCGAGGGTAATTATTATCAAGACCGATATTTTGAATATAGATATAAGAACGTAAGACCTTTAGAAATTAAATTTGGGTGTTATCATTTTGCAAGTAAACATGGAGCAGCTACAGAAGCACAATATTTTGCAGATTTTATTAAAAATTATGAACTAGATACAATCCTTTGGCTCGATATAGAGCAACCCCCCGAAAGCTATGGATGGACTTGGACAGGCAATAATCCTAGTGAATATGTAAATGAATTTATTCCTTATATAGAGAAACTTACTAATATTGAGTGTGGAATTTATACAGGTGAGTGCTTTTATAAGGATTTTTTGCAAGGGAAAATATCTTCTAATATAAAACTATGGATTGCAAAATACAGTTCAAATGAGCCTATAGGGTATCCCACTAACTCATGGCAATATAGTGAAACAGGTACAGTTGCAGGAGCAGAACAAGCCAATAGCATAGACATGGATTTATTCAATGAAAACATATTACTAAGTAGTGGAGGTACTAAGAAAGTGAAAAATGTAATTTGTGTAAATAATTCAATAGACGAAAGGGCAGGAAAATATCTAGGAGATTATTTAAAATGTGCAGTAATTAATAATTCTGAAATGGCTTATGACTTTAGTGTAGCAGAAAATGTTATTGGTGTAGGCGGTGGAGAATTTACTACTTATATAAAAAAAATAATTAAGGGACAAGATCGTTATGATACAGCACAATCAGTATTAAATTTTATTGCTAATGGTGGAAAATAAATAAATTGAGAGAATAGGAGTGATAATTATTATGACATATATAATAACAATTGTATTAAAATTAGTAATCTCTTTAGTAATTGTAATACTTTCACCTTTTGCTTATAAAACATTATCAGCACTAGAAAGAAAATCTATTGCTTTAGCAGGTGAAAGTAACTATAATTTTCTAAGAATATTTATTACGGATTTAATTAAAAGTAGACCTAACGAATTTTATGAAGAAGAATTAATTAAAATACTAGATACAATAGATAATCGGTTCGGTAATAAGTTTACTGAAAATGAAATTAGAATATTAGTAGATTCTGCTATAAAAGATTTTGGTAAAACAGTTATTAATTCAGTACCTAAAAATGAAACCACTAATGAAACGGAAGTTGCAGCAAAAACTGAAACTGATGTTATAGAAAAATTACAAGAGACTTTAGATATGTTAAAAAATCATAATAAATAGAATGGGACTGTTAAACTAGAAGTAATGTAAATTATTTAGTGTAACAGTCCTTGAGATTTATATAAAGTAATTGATATATCATAGAAAATAACTACTTAATATAGTAAAAAACATTAAAAAAATAGCCATTAAAAAAGTTGTATATATTAATGTAGAAATTTTCACATTAGATTTACGTTTAATAGATTTTAAATTTTTTAAATTATACATAGTCAACATATTATTAATAATTATTGGTAAGGGAGCGTTTTTTAATCGTAAAGTAGGTCAGAAATGGCTTGCTTTTTATTTTTTAAATCAATAAGATGTTATTCAATGATATAGGAATTTTATATAAGAAATTTTTTGGTATAGAAACATCTTGATTATATAATGTTTGTAGTGGTATACTATACATATATTAAGGGTACTGATATCCTTACATGATGATATACATACATTAAGGTTTTTAAAAATGATTCCAGATACATATACTGCAATTGATGAAGAAACAGTAGTTAAGTTCGAAAAAATGCTTGATGCTTTAGAAGATGACGAAGACGTTCAGGA